AGCCATCTTAGACTTAGATGGGTCAGGGTCATAGATATACTCATCTATAACTAACTTAGAATGTTCTGTAAGTTTTACTGTTGAACTATCTTCAAATGTTATAGCAACTCTGCCCGCCTCTGTGCGGACATCATCCATTTGTTGTATGTCAAACTCTAGTTCAGCACCATAAGCTTTGTCTCTTAGAACTTGTGCATTGCCTCTAAGTTCAGATATAGACCCTATCTCAACAGACGAATGAAGTAGTTGAGTCTGACTGAGTAACACATACTGTGCCATTAGAGCCAACAGA